TTTGCACCTTTTTCCTGATGCCGGGAAAAAGGTTTTATGGCCTTTGATGCTCGAAACTCTCAGAGGCTGATTATCAATGAAAAGGGGTTTTCAAGAATAAAATTCGCAAATATCGGGAAAAGATAATATAAAGTGAACACCAGATGGACTGCTTCAAAGAGGGGTTTCCAGAAGTTTTCCGGCTTGCTCCCAAGAGCCCCAAAGCAGACCTAACTTCCAAACAGTCTATAGTTTAGGTTCGATTTCACTACATCCTGTCATCCGGGGTTTTCAAGAATAAATCAGCCCCGGCTCATTTTGACCCTTAAATTTAACGCACATGTGCCTTTTAGAAGAGAGAAGAAGAGAGAAGAAAAGAGAAGAGATGTTTTCATGCATCATCCGTAGGTTTTCCATACCATGAAGGCAACCACTCAACCTCAACTTCAGGCACCGGCTTTCTTGCCGAAACCCGGAAAAATTCTCTTTGCCTTTCTCTTTTTTTCCTTGTAATCTTTTTCAGGTGTTATTGCTTTTTCCGTTCAACCACAACACAGGTGCCATGTTTGGAAGAGCACAGGGAAAAAGACTCCGCAGAGCAAACTGAGGCTCAGGAATCCGAATATCAGGAGCCAGAGCATCCTGAATTTGAAGACCTCAATCATCCTGCCAGAGCAGGGCTTGACCCCAACCGCAGACCTGATGGCACTTTCATCAAAGGCCACAAATATCAATGGAAGCCGGGGCAGTCTGGCAATCCGAATGGCAGACCCCCAAACGGTGAGCAGAGACCGGGCAAGCCGCCTGAGATAACAAGAATTACAGACCTGATGCGGCATATGTCTTCAAAGCCCTGCACAGTCAAGGGCTACAAAAACATGACATGGGCTCAAGCGGTTGCAAAGGCCATGTTTGAATATGTTGTTGGCAAGGGCAATTCAAGACTTGCCAAAGAACTGCTTGACCGGCTCGATGGAACTGTGAAGCAGATTCATGAGGTTGAGACAACCGGCAGAACAATTCTTGAGTTTGTTGTTGCAGAGCCCCCGGACAAGGCACAACACGAAGAAAACATGGCGAATGGCAAACTCAATGGAACGACAAAAGCAGGAGATTCTCACAATGAAGGGAGTTGAGATGGCAAGATACGGGATTGAGACATTTGCCAATGGCAAATATGGTATTCAGCAGTTCGAGACTGCGCAGAGCTTGAGGGGTTGGATTGCCCGGAAGAAGAAAAAAAGGGAGCAGGGTCTTGGAAACAATGACCTTCACAAGCATCTGATTTCCAAGTTCCTCAGCTCTCGGAATCCCGTTCAAGAGGACACCCGGAAGAGACCGGCAGGCAAGGCAGAGCTCAAGGCAAAGGCCAAACCGAAGAAGACCCCGGCTGCAAAAGCCCCTGAGGAAAAGAAAAGCGAATGAGCCTTTTGGCGATAATGCTTGTTGTTGATTTGACTGTATGGGTTTTTATTTGCGCCCCAAGAGGCAGAAGGATTGTTCCGCATCAACCGCCAAACGCAAAGAAAGAACCAAATGAACCAAGCTGAGAGAGAATCAGTTGAACTGGTGAATCAGGCTGTCAACATGCAGCTCACTTCTGACTTGGGCTTGCGGATGCGCCTGCTCAAGAATGAAATCACTCAGCTTGCCGAAGAGACCCAAGCAATCATTCATGACATGATTGCAAAATACAATGCGCCGATGACAGCTCATGTGAAGATTGAGCTCGAAGTTGATTCTGTCAACCTGAACAAGCATGTTCAGAAAGTGGTTGATGCTCATGCTTATGGCTTGCCAATGCCGAAGTCTGAGCCCTTGGAGATGTATTGATTTATCCTGAAACACAGAACAAGCAGAGAATCGAGTTGCTACCGAAGCAGCACAAGTTCTTGTTCTGTGAGGCCAAAGAAACCATGTATGATGGGGCATTCGGTGCCGGGAAGACCCGCATCCTCTGCTTCAAAGCGGTTCAGAAGGCCATGCATGAAGGGAATCTTGTTGGTTTGTTCCGAAAGACCTTGACCAGTTTGAGGGCAACAACCCTGAGAGTGCTGCTTGAGAAAGATGGCACCTTGCCGCCTGTCTTGCCGCCGGGAACCTATCAGCATAACAAGTCAGAGCACATCATCAAGCTTCTTGGGTGTGGGGGTCAAATCTATTATGGGGGTCTCGATGACCCTCTCAGGATTGCTTCTCTAAACCTTGGCACCGCTTGTGTTGATGAAGCCAGAGAGATGGACAAAGATGAATACTTCATGCTTCTTGGCAGGCTGAGAAACAATGCAGACCCGTTCAGGCAGATATGCCTTGCGACAAACCCGGATTCACCTTCACATTTCCTTTACGAGAGGTTCTACCGGGAGAAAGACAACACAAGAGCTGTCTTCAAATCGAAGAGCACAGACAACTTCTTTCTGCCGCAAGACTATCTTGACATGCTTGCGAAATTTACCGGTCAATACCGAGACCGCTTTGTTCTTGGCAAATGGGTTGCCTTTGAGGGCTTGATTTATGACAACTTTGACCGGGAAACTCACGTTGTTCACCGGGACATTTCAGAATTCAAGTGGTTCCTGCTCTCGGTTGATGAAGGCTATACTGACCCGGCGGTTTGCGGTCTTTGGGGCATTGACTCAGACAACCGGATGCACCTGCTGAAGATGTTTTATCAGACCAAGGTGCTGCCTTCTCAGTTCATTCAGATTCTGAAGAGCTTTGGATTCAGTCAGATTCTGCAGCTCAAGCCTCATGACATGAAGCTTTCAAAATGGGAAATGCCAACCAGAATCTTTGTCTTTGACCCTTCTGCTGCAGGGCTCATTGCCGATGCTCAGAAAGAAGGGCTGGTTTGCCACAAGGCAGACAATGCAGTATTTGAAGGCTGTCAAGCGGTCAGAGACCGGCTTTCGATTCAGGCGGATGGCAGACCCGGCTTGACTGTTGAGCCTCATGCTCAAGGGGTTTCGGATTGGTTGACAGAGATTGAATCATATCACCTTGACAAGAATGAGAAGCCTGCCAAGGGTCTTGACCATGCGATGGACATGACCCGGTATGCCGCCATGTATATGAAAAACATGGTTGCCCCAAGGTTCACAATGCTTGATGCGAAGAAGGTAGAACCGGGTGACAGGTTCCGGCGGGAATCTCAGAATGAAGAAGAAATAACCGAAGAGCAACTTGAAGCTTCCAGAGACAGAATGCTTGAAACTCAAGGTGCATGGAGCAATTAGCGATGGCGAAATATATCATGGCTAAGTATATTTTTATAGCGATGGTCAAGGACAACGGCAATTACAAGGCCGGTGATGTCGTGTCTATTCGTGAGCCGGGTTCGAAGGTGACTGCACTCGAAGAAACCATGTTTGTCTGTACGAGTTCAGAACACACGAAAGCGGAAATAGACATTCTCAGGGGCGAACGCAACCCGCATCACAAGATAGTTTTTCCAACAATGCCATTGGATGACAAAGAACCGTTCGATGAAGATAAGTATAATGCCGACTTTGCGAAAGCGCAGGAAGAGGCGGACAAAACCCCTGTTTGTGGTGTCAAGCTCAACCTGAGCCATCTGGAAGTGGTGGCAAGACTGACGGATTTACAGGATGCGAAAAAACGGGTTCCTGTTTTTGATATAGATAAGACGGCGTTTCTTACGAAGAAAAGCGAGACATAAATAATGGCAACTTATTACATGCCAGATGATTTCGCCGACCTCGCAACGGCTTATGCCGGAATGGTCTCCGGCGTCGATGATTTGATAGTAAGAGATGGAACGTATACCGGCCCGAACAACCGGAACCTCGACCCCGGCGGCAAGCTCGTAACAGTCGCGTCCGAGAACGGGCCTTTTACCTGTATCTTCGATGCGGAAGACAATAGCTGTCGATTCTTTTATCTACATTCTGGCGAAACAAACTCTTTTATCGTCGATGGGATTCAATTCAAAAAAACAAACTTGAATGTTAATGGCGGTAAGGGCGGCTTTGCTTATGCCACAGGAGCTACCGTCCTTAGTCCTACATTTAGAAATTGCATCATAACAGACTGTAAAATCGTCCACTTTCTCGGCGGGTGGGGCAGTTGCGTGGCGGCCTACAGCGATGCCGACGTTGTTTTTGAAAATTGTCTGATATATGGATGTCATGCCGTTGGTTCATGTGTAGGGTATGCGGAAGGGCCGGGAAGCCGCGTTTGCTTTTACAACTGCACTATCATGGCTAATACCTGCACATCATCTACGAGCGGGGCAGGTTTCCGCGCACAGGCTTGGGGGGATTTTCGCCTCTACAACTGCATCGTATATAATAATCAATACAAAGATTGGTACGCCGACACATCTCAGACATGGAGCTATTGTTATAACACCTGCTATAAAATTTCATGGGGTTCTTGCCATTATTCAGGGGCAAACATTACTTTAGACCCGCTTCACGTCGTCGGGCCGCTCGGAAGTTATTATCTTAGTTGCATCGCGGCGGGCGAGGGCGCGGACAGCCCGTGCCTTGATGCCGGGAATGTTGCATATACTGATGCAAGTTGGCCTCTTCTCACAACTCGAAGTGATGATGTTCTGGATGTTGCCCCGCCGGATATTGGCTTTCATTGGCCTGCAGCAGGTGAACCAGAAGAAAACAGGGGCAAGCTCTATCATGACAGAAAAAGGCGAATTAAATATGGATGGCCGCCAATCAGGGGCTGAGAAAGGGGATTGAAAGATGTACCGACACCAGAGAAAAAAGGTTTTGATTGAGGATTTAATTCCTTCAGGCGAAGAGCCTTGGGTTTATGAATCAACAGAAATTCTTGAGTTTGTCAAGGAAACTCTTGGTGAAGATGACAGAACCAAAATCAACAATGTTCATGCGCCAACAGACCTGACATATCTAATCAAAAATGAATATGATATTGCCGTATCTGCTCAGGCAATCGGCGGGGTTTATGATGCGGTCAATGATGTTTGGGAGCATGAGGTTGAGGTTGGAGACCCGGTTGATGTTGCTGCCGGTGAAGAGGGATACATCGATGTGTTTCCCGGCAATCCATACATGAGAGATTACAAGGTTGAACTGACCTTTGAATCTCTCGGTCAAGGTGAAGATGGTGTGACTGTCACCTCAATATTTGTGATTGACCAGTAAATTTACCGGTGAATTCTGAGCAAGGATGTTTTTCATGGGGCTGATAACAAGATTTAGAAGAATGCTGAAGGCACTTGCCGGTGAGCAGGTTGTTGTGCAGCCATATTTCAAATCAATTGGCTTTGCTCAATTTGCCGATGAAGAAACTGCGCAAGACAGGCTCAAGCATTTTGTTCATTGGGTTTATGTCTGTGTCACAAAGAATGCTTCCGCAATGGCCTCTGTGCCTCTCAGGGTTTATGTTTCAACCGATGAAGAAGGCCAATACAAATATCTCAGGAAAGGCAAAGACACAAGAGCAGTCAAGCTGAAGAAGCTGAAAGAGCTTGCCACAAATCCTTTGACATTCCAGAGAATCAACCGGTCTGCGCAAACAGAAGAGGTTGTGAATCACCCGTTCATTGAGCTTTGGCGCAATGTCAACCCGTTCATGAACGGGTATGAGATGGTAGAACTGATTGACATCTATCTTGAGATGACCGGCGATGCCTATCTCTACATCGTGAAAGACAATCTTGGAGTTCCAAGGCAGTTGTGGATTCTGCCATCGCAATATGTGAGGGTTGTTCCTGACCGGCAGAATTTCATCAAGGGCTATTTATACGGCACTTCGGCTTCAGACTCGGTTGCCCTGACCCCGGATGAAGTGATTCATTTCAAGTTTCCCAACCCAAACAGTATCTGGAAAGGTTTCCCGCCTTTGGCTGCAGGCATGGCGGCTGTCAAGCGAAAAGAGAGCATGGATGATTATGAAGCATCCCTGCTTGCAAACAATGCAAGACCTGATTTCCTGATAGTCTCGAAGAATGCCATTCCGAAAACTACCAAGAAAGAACTCAGGGAAGAATGGCAAATGCTCTATGGCAGCAAGAGGGGCAGGGGCAAGCCTGCTCTGATTGATTCTGCAGATATTGAAATCAAAGAACTTGGCTTCTCGCCAAAAGATATTGCATATGTGAACGGTCAGAAAATGACCAAAGAAGAGATAGCAGGCACTTTTGGTGTTCCGGTTTCCAAGATTGTTCCCGATGCGAAATACTCAAATGCAGAAGTTGGTGACAGGGAATGGAAGTCAGACACAATCAGACCAAGGCTCAGAAGGATTGAAGACAAGCTGAATGAGCAGTTGATGCCGATGTATGACAAGAAGTTATATGTTGCCTTTGACAATCCTGTTCCTGAAGACCGGGAATTTGCCTTGAAGAAGTCTGAGACCTATCTGAAGAATGGTGTCATCACCATCAATGAGGTCAGAGAGGCAGAGGGTCTTGAGCCTGTCAATTATGGTGAATCAGCTTGGATGCCAATGAACATGATTCCGGTTGGTTCTGCAATTGGCGGGGCAGGGCAGCAGCAGGAGCCCGAAGAAATAACAATGTCACTCAAAGCCAAAGATGATGGCGAGATTCACTTTCCTGTCAAGTCTGACTGGTTTTATTCCGGTGTCCCGGTCATGGCTGAGAGGATGAAGAGAATTTTCAGAAAGATGGAAAAGGCGGCTCTCGATTTTCTTGAGAGTCAGAAGGCCATGAGGAAAGCCCCGGCTTCAATTGAGTGGAATGACTTCACTCTCGAAAAAGAAAAATGGGCAGCTCTTATCAATGCAGAGATGGGCAAGCCTATCAGAGAGCAGTTATTGAGAGGGGCAAAGCATGGCGCAAGGGTCATCGGGGTTGGTATCTCTTTCGATGTCCTGAATCCTGAGACAATCAGCTTTCTTGACAGGTATGTTGCTCACTTTGCGGATGTGGTGCTTGAGACAACTGCAAAAGACTTCGCATTTCAGATGCAGCAAGGGTTGCAAGCCGGTGAAACCATTCCTGAGCTCACAACCAGAACCAGAAGCTTCTTTGAGGGCATGAAGACTTGGAGAGCAGAGCAGATTGCAAGAAGTGAAAGCAGCAGGGCTTCACATCAAGGCATGGTTGAGAGCTGGAAACAATCAGAAGTTGTTGAAGCAATTACATGGGATGCTCAGGCTGATGCATGTCCATATTGTGTTGAGCTTGATGGCACAACTGTTGCCATCAATGGAAAGTTTTTCGAGCAAGGCAGTTCAATGACAGTTGAAGGGGCAGGCACATTGAACTTCAATTATGAACCGGTGACTGCCCCGCCATTGCATCCGAATTGCAGATGCACTTTGAGGGCTGAATTGAGATAGAAGGGGTTTGAAAATGCCTGATTTCATGACAGAAGTTGTTGAGGTTCACAAACTGCCTGAGAGCATCAAGGCAATTGTTGAAAAGCATGAGGATGCAGAATTCATCCGCAAGACAGTTACAATGCCGGATGAAGATTGGAAATTCGATGAAGGCGAAAAGGCAGAAATCGGCTTCATATCAACTGCGGGAATTGACCGGGATGGTGAGATACTTGTTCCGGCAGGGTGTGACCTGTCTGAATTCAACAAGTCAAGGCAGGTGCTTTGGGGTCATGACTATCACATGCCGCCGATTGCCAAGGCTCTGTGGGTCAAGAAGGAGCCGAAGAAAAACCCGAAAGGCATCCTTGCCAAAACTGCATATGCAGACACAGACTTTGCAAATCAGGTCTGGCAGCTTGTCAAAGGCGGTTTCCTGAAAACTGCGTCTGTTGGATTCATGCCAACAGAGTCTGTGAGTTCAAGGGATGACAACTTTGACCGGGTTTGCGACAAGCTCAACAAAACAGGCATTGAGTTTGACAGAACAAGGGTGAGCAGAATCTACACGAAATGGATTCTGCTTGAATATTCCAAGGTCTCAGTTCCTGCCAACATCGATGCCCTGACAGTTGCGGTTGCCAAGGGAATGAAGCTGCCCAAGGAAATGCTCGATGAATTCGGCATATCTGAAGAGCAGGTTCAGGGAGCTTCCGAAAAGACAGAGCTTGCAGATTTCAAAGCGGTCATTCCCTTCAAAGACCTTGGGATGGCACCAGAATCAGCCGAATGGGATGCCGGAAAAGAGGTCAAGGCGGCTTCAATCGAAGACATGAAGCTGATTTGCACTTGGTATGACTCAGAGAATGAAGACATCAAGAGTGCATACAAGCTGCCGCATCACAGAGCACTTGGCAGACATGCTGCAGTTTGGCGGGGCATTGCGGCTGCAATGGCGGCAGTTCTTGGAGCAAGAGGCGGGGTCAACATTCCAGAGAAAGACAGAAAGCCGGGTTATAGCCATCTTGCCAAGCACTACAAGCAATTTGGGAAAGAGCCGCCTGAGTTCAAGGATTATCCGCAAGCAGAGCTGAAGATTCTGTTTGATGAAGTTTGGGATGAAGCCTTATATCTCAGGTTCCCGGCGATGAAGCCATATCCCAATGAACATGCCTGCAGACTGCTTGACCCGGATGGTTGGGATTCTGTCAGAAGGCAGAATGACAAGTTTGGTGAAGGAATTCATGCAGTCTATGGAATCAAGGATGATGCCGCCAAATTGCAGGCAATCCGCTTTTCCAAGACCAAATTCACACCGCTTGCCGCAAGAAAATGGCTTGAACAACATGATTACAAGTGCATCCTGTTTGAACCTGCCTCTGAATCAAGGTCAGAAGAGATTGCAGACCTGAAGGCTTATGTTGAGAAAGTTGCAGACCCTGCTTCAGTCTGTGTTGTGAAATATCCTGAAAAGGAAATTGCACCTGTCATTGAAGTTCATCGCAAGCCGCCAAAGGTTGAGCTTGTGGAAGTTGTACCTGAAAAAGAAGAAACAGTTGTTGAGCTTGTTGAGAAAGAGCTTGGCAGGCAACTTGGAAGAGTTTGAAAATTCAAAAGGATTTGGGCTTGTGCTGCCGGTGGAGATATTAGCTGAGTTGGCGGGAATATCAGCCGGATGGAAAAGTGCAACCCGGAAACAGGAAAGGAAAAGAAGATGGACAAGGTTTTGATAAAACTCGAAACCGATTGGGAGCACGATGGCACCACTTACGATGCCGGAACTGAGCTCAATGTTGACGCCGCAACCGGAAAAAGGCTTTGCGAGTCAAACATTGCCAAGCTTTATGACCCGAAAGCCGAAGAATCGGCAAGGAAAAAGGCTGAGGCAGAGCTGAAGAAGCAGACCGAGTTGATAACGGCTGCAGTCTCAACTGCCGTCTCGGAAGTCAAGAAGGAACTGCAGAAGGATGTTTCTGTGGTTCAGGTCAAGAAGCCGGAAGTTGACCCGAAAGGCGGCTTTGAAAACTTTGCGGAATTTGCGCAAGCGGTTCACCGGCGCACCATCGGCAGCGGGCATCCTCTTGTCAAGAAGCTTGACAAATACCAAGAGAGGGTCAAAACTGTCATGGTTGAAGGCGAAGATGCGCAAGGCGGTTTTCTGGTTCCAACCGAGTTCAGAACAGAACTCCTGCAGACCGGTCTGGAAGACACCGCTTTTGCAGACAAATGCACCTTCATCCCGATGCAGACCAATCATGTTGAAATCCCGGCGGTTTTTGACACAGACCATTCAGGAACCCCCAAGGAATTTTACGGTGGCATCGTGATTTATCGCCCGGAAGAAGGCGGCAGCAAGACCTTCAGCAAGCCTCACTTCGGTCTGGTTGAGCTGAATCTGCACGAAGTTGCCGGAATCTGCGCGGTTTCCAACAACCTGCTTGAGGACTCGCCCATCTCCATCGGCGCAATCCTCAATAAGCTCTTCGGAAATGCCATCTCTTGGATTCTCGATGATGACACCATTCAAGGCGATGGGGTTGGCAAGCCCCTTGGCATCCTGCATTGCGATGCAACTGTCACGGTTCCAATCGAAGCAGAGCAAGAGGCTGACACGGTTGTTGCGGGCAATGTTCTCAACATGTATGCCCGGATGCCTGCTCAGAACCTGAAGAGTGCCGTCTGGCTTGCAAACCAGACTGTGCTGCCTCAGCTTGCGCAGATGACCATCGGGAACTATCCGGTGTTTGTGCCTGCCGGTGGATTGTCACAGAAGCCCTTTGACACCCTGCTTGGCAAGCCCCTCATTTATACCGAAAAGCTCCCGGCTCTCGGTGATGCGGGCTGCATCATGTTTGTTGACCCGACACAGTATCTGTTGGGCGCAAAGCGGGGGATGTCAATGCAGACAGCCTCAAGCATTCACCTTTATTTTGACCTTGACCAGACCTGCTTCAGGTTTGTCATGAGATACGATGGTGTCTGCTGGTGGAAATCCTGCATGACTCCGAAACACGGGGATTGCCTGAGCCCTTATATCAAACTGGCAACAACCAACCCGGAATAATACCGGGAAACATATTTTGTTCAAGGTGAACAAATTCAGTTGCTTGTCTGATTAAAACAAGCCGCAGACCTTTACTGCGTTAAAAGAATGGGCATGAACTGAAAGGGGTTGAAGATGCCTATAAACAGAGGTTCAGACAATTTCCTTCTGGAAGTTGCTCTTGAGACTACCGACATCGGCGGCACTTCTGCAACATCGAAAAGTGTTGACATGAGCGAGTGCGATGATGTCATGTTCGTGGCGGAAGTCGGCACATGGAATGCTGCCGATGACCTTGAAGTGACTATCATGCAGGACACTCAGGCTGACATGCTTTCCGGCAATGTCAAGCTTGTGAAAGCTCAGGTCATCCAGACCGATGCTGCCGATGGTCAAAGATACTGCTACGAGTGCAAGGCTGAAGACCTTGACACAGAAAACGGCTTCAGATATGTCGCCCTGCTTGTCGAAGAAGCAGATGACACCGGCACCGATGAAGTCACAGTTGCTTCTCTGGCTTTCAATCTCCGCAAGAGATATGAAAACAGAGCTGCATATGATGCGGTTGATGCCGCTTCATAATCGAAATCATTCAGGGAATGGCAGGCAGGTCTTTTGGCCTGTCTGCCTGACCTGATTGTTTTCGGGTGAGGGCAAAGCATGGCAGGATGCGGTGGAAAGAAAATCAAGCATGTCAGAGTTTGTCTGACTGAAGATGGTTCCACCAAGGTTGTTCCTGATTATTATGCTGAAGCCCTTTTCAGGCAAAAGCTTGCAGTTCCATATGCCGAAAGGGAAAAGGTTCTGCAGACATTGAAAGGAAAACAGAAGTGAAAGTGAAGATTCTCAGGAATGGCAAAATCTGTGACATGCCTGACCAGAATGCCTTGAGCTATATCAAGACCGGGCAGGCAGTCAAGATTGAAAGCAAAGGTCTGGCAAAACCTGCAGCAAACAAGATGGTTGCAGGAGCCCCGGAAAAGAAGGCCGAAGAAGCCCCGGTGTTCATTTGCCCGAAGTGTGGCAAGACTTACAAGACCAAGAGAGGCTTTGACAATCACAAGTGCTAATAAAAGCCTCTGACTTGAAAGGATTGGCAGGATGGGGGATTTGACAGACATTGACAGGGTTAAGATTTATATGGGCATTGCTGCCGGGAACACCAGCAAAGATGACCTTATCAATCAATTGATTCCACAACTGTCTGCAGCAATTGAAAGGTATTGTGACCGGTCATTTTACTTTGCAGAATACCGGGATTTCATCGAGACCGTTCAAGGCCGGATTCTCTATCTGCCAAACAAGCCGGTTCAGAAGCTGAAAAGGCTTGTCAGAAGTGTTGACAGGGTTTTCAAGGTCAATACTGCCAGAGATGGCTGCACTTCTGCATCAGTCACCCTCATTGATGGGTATGTTAAGCTCTACCAATGGGGAGAGCATGAAGAAGATAATGAAATTGCAATTGGAGCCAACACCCTGACAGGGCTGAAGACCGCAATTGAAGCCATTGCGGATTGCGAATGGTCTTGCGAGATAACATCGGGATATGAAGACCATCTTGCAGCAGACCTTGTTGAATCCGGGGCTCAGGCTGCATTATATCCCAATTATGCAGAGCTGAGGATTCCAGATTATAACTCGATGTATTTCACATTCAATCTGAATGAAGACACCGGCAGGGTTGAGCTCACAGATTCCAATTTCCCTGATGGCAGAATCTTTGCAGAATATGCAGCAGGATATGGTGATGGGGTTGATGATGACCCGGATGACCTGCCTGCAGACCTTGTTGGCCTTGCAACCTCAATTGTTGCCGATGCTGTCAGAGAGGCATGGAGCGATAAAATCATGAAGTCTGAAAAACTCGGTGATTATGCTTATACGAAATTTGACCAAGGATGGGCTGACCTGTTCATCGTTGGCAGGTATGCAGCTCAACTGGCCTTCTGGAGAAAGATTAGTTTGTAAAATGGCGATTGAAGATTTATTTCAAGAGACCTGCACAATCCAAGAGGTTGCCAGAGCCGCCGATGGCAAAGGCGGGGTTGAAAATACTTGGTCTCCATATATTGAAGATGTTCCCTGCAGGCTTCAAGCTCTGTCTGCAAGAGAGGTTGATGAATATGCCAAGAGGGAAGTGAGCGCGAACTTCAGGCTCTTCATCCTGCCGCAAGAAGACAACATCAAAGAGGGTGAGCACCGGGTTAAATTCAATGATGGTGTTGAAGACAGATATTTTGACATCGTTCATGTTGACAAATGGAACTTCGATGAACACCATTGGAAGCTTGTTCTTTGGGAGCAGAAGTAAATGCCGGGAAAACTGAACTGGTTGGGGAAAAAGGTTGGCTCTGAGGTTGTTGCACAGACAGGAACTGTGCTCACCAAAGGCGCAATCATGGTCACAAACCAAATCAAGAAGCTCATGAGAGAGCCCAAATCCGGCACAAGATACAAGGGCAAGCGCAGAATTACAAGAAGCTCTGCCCCCGGTGAAGCCCCTGCAGTTCAGACCGGCAGGCTCAGGGCTTCAATTCACTACAAGGCACCAGACCCCTTGACAAGGCTGATTGGAACCAATCTTGACTATGGGTATTGGCTTGAGATTGGAACAAGCAAGATGGCTGCAAGGCCATTTCTGAGACCGGCTTTCAAGCAGGTTTCACCAAAGATTGTGAAGATGCTGAAGGGGCTGATATAAATGCAAACACAGTTTGACAAAGCAATTTATGACCATATAAACGGAAGTGTTGCATTGAAGGCACTTCTTGGAGATGAAAGGTTTTATGCAGATAATGCCCCGCAAGATACGGTGTTTCCATATCTTGCTTGGACATGGATTCTTATTCCTCATGAAGAAACCTTCACATCGGAAATCGAGAATGCATCCCTTCAATTTTCTATCTTCTCGAAAAACCAAAGTGTTGCTGAAGTCGATGAAATAGCGGATGAACTGTTTGACCTGTTTGACAATGCAACCATTTCAATAGATGATTATAATTTCATGCGATGCAGAAGGGTCTCAGCTCGAAGAGTCAAAGACCCTGAAAATGCTTGGCATCACATGACAGAATATCAGCTTTTGGCTTGCAGATAACTTTTTGTGAAAGGGGTTTTGTAGGATGGCAACTCACATAACTGGTGTTGAGGGGCAGGTGAGTTCTGAAGCTCAGGTTGTCATGGGCATTGACCATTGGAGCGCAGACCTGTCTGCGGATTCCATCGAGACAACCGATTTTGACGATGCAGGTTGGAAGACCAGAATTGCCGGAAACCGGGAATGTGTCGGAACCTTTGAAGGGAATTGGGACACCGATGATGACATATCGGCTGACCCCCCAAATCTCAATGAAGGGCAGATTGTGACTCTCAAGCTTGAGATTCAAGATACAACTCTGCCTCTGCAATATCTGTCTTTCGATGCTCTCATCCAGAACGTGAACATCGATGTGACTCAGGCTGACAAGGTGAGATTCACGGTCAGTTTTGAGAGCACCGGCGAAGTCACAAGAGTATTCGCAACACCGTAAATTGTTTTAACCTGCTGAGAAGGGATGGTGAATGATGTCTGGTTTGTCAAAACTGGTCTCAAAGAAGGCCAAGGTTGAAGTGGATGGCAAAGAATACACTTTGTCATCCCTCAACCTTTCTGATTGGGCAGAGCTGCATGAGTTTGCAGAGAATGAATTTTTCTCAGACATGAAAAGGCGGCTTGCTGCATTGCCGCCTGAAAGCTCACAATACAAGCAACTCGCAGACAAGGTTGCAACCACCAAGAAGAATGACCTGATTAGTGAACTGATGGAATACACAACCGGGACGAAGGCATCGCTTTTCCAGTTGTGGCTTATGCTCAAGCATGAGCATCCTGAAATATCTCAGGATGAAGTTTCCAAAATGGCAATCTCATATTCTGAATTTCTTGACATCGCAGAAGAGCTTTCTGGAGTAAAGGACAGCGATTCGGCAAACCCTCAAGAGGCGGCAAGCAGCTAACTTGGGGCAGTTGTTTCGCATTGCTTGCCAGAGAATATGGATGGACAATGGAACAGATGTTGCAACTAACACCGGCTCAGTTTGATAATTTTCTGTCATTCTGCAGCCCAAGAGAAGGCGATGAAAGAAAATTGCAGTATGAAAAGCCGCCTGCATATGTCAAACAGACCCTGAAGAAATTCGTTGAAAGATACCGAAAGGCAGGCATGAAGGTTCCGGGGGCTAATTGATGGCTGAAAGACTTGGTGAAGCATATCTTGAATTGACTGTGAGGCAACAGAAGCTTCAGGCAGGGCTTCTCGAAGCTCAGAAAAGGTCAATAACCTTCACAGAGAAGGTTGGAGCTCAATTCAAATCTCTTGGCTCTTCAATGGCGGCTCAGGTTGCAAAAGGCTTTGCCGCTTTTGCTGCAGGTCAGAAAATCCTGAGTGAAATCAGGGCAGGCATTGACCGGGCGATGAAACTTGAAGATTTGACTGTTGCTTTTGAGAATCTTGCCGGTGGAACCAAGCAAGCTGCAATGATGCAAGAAGAGCTCAACAGAGCCTTCAAAGGCACCATTGAGCAATCGAAAATGCTTGAACAGGCCAATAATGCCATGCTGCTTGGGGTTGCCAAGAATTCAAAAGAAATGGCCTTTCTTGCAATGGCAGGCAGAAGGCTTGCAAAAGCAGTTGGCAAGGATGCCGCTTATGGCTTTGAAAGCCTTGTCACCGGTATTGGCAGGCAATCAAGAATGATGCTTGACAACCTTGGCATTGTTGTGAAGACTGAAGTCGCTTATGCTGCATATGCTGCAGAATTGGGGAAGACTGCTGCGGAACTCACAGATGCGGAAAAGAAACAAGCCTTCATGAATGCCACAATGGATGCGACAAGGGAAAAACTATCAAGGCTCGGAATTGACACCGAAACCTTGAATGAAAAATGGGCAAAGTTCAAGACCACTTGGGCAAATATATTCACCGCTGTTGGCTCAGGTATTGCATCGGTTGCAGAAACATTCCATGACCTTGTGAGAGATGTTAGCAGGGGCATCAGGGATGTCTTCTCGCCCGGTGCAACTGCTGCAATCAGAGCTGCACAAGAAGCAATCATTGAGCAGGAAAGCCAGCAAATCAAAAATGAACAAGAGCTTGCTGCAATTATTGCGGAAAGGGCAAAACAAGCCGCCAAAATTAAAAGGTTCAAAGAAGAAGAATATGAGTTGAGCATTAAATTGCGCGATGAAAACTACAAAACTTGGCAGGACTCCATCAAAAGAACAGAGAGCCTTGAAGTTGCAAGACTCAGGGCTTTGGGCAAAGAGCATGAAGCAACCAAGTTGCAGATTGAGCTTGACAAGAAGAGAATGCTTGAGAAGGCAGAGAGTCTTGATGAAGAGCTCAAGATTCATGAGCTCACAAGAGCCCGGATGGTTCAGCTCGATAAAAAGATGCGAGATGAAGAAGTCAGAGCCGCCGAAGAAGCCGCAAGAAAAAGAGAGCAAATTGCAGCAGAGGAAACAAGGCAGGTCTTGGAGCACAGAAGGCGAATTCAGGAAACCATCAGGCAAGAAGAAAACATGAAAAGACAGGTTCAGGCATGGGAAACCAAGAATGCCAATCTGACAATCAGATATTTGAGGCTCATTGAAAAGCATCGGGAAGCAGACATCCGGCAACTCGAAGAATGGCGCAAAAGTGAAATCGAAGCTGCAAATGGCTCTGCTGAAAGGCTCAGATTGATTGATGCAGTTTATAAGGCAGAGCTTAACCGGATTCAGAAAATCAATCAGGAAATCAGCAGACCTCAATGGATGGGCGCAGAAGAGCTTTGGAAGAGGTCTGTTGCCCTCAGTAAAGGGGCAGAGCCTGCCAGAACCGATGTTCATGTGACTGCTCAGGCTTCAACCGAAGACAAGATGATTCTGAAGGAAAACCAAGAGCAGACAAAGCAACTCAAAGAACTGAATGACAAAGCTTCTTTTGTTCCAAGATTTGTTTGAGAAGGTGAACGATGGCAAGAGTTGAAATATATACTTCAAGAACGGTCACATTCACAGAGCAGGGCATTCAGGGGCAGAGAAAATTCAAATGCGAATGGTCAGAGAGGTTTGCGGTCAAGCCTGCAATCGGTGAGCCTTTCCCTGACCTCATTGG